TGAGAAGAGTGTTAAAGAGCTTAAAGCACTGTACAACCAGACGCTTAAAGCGAAGAAAGGATAATCATTATGGCAGTTACAATTAGAGATAATACCAAGAATGGCGATCAGTGGAACGAGTGGGCGACCATACTGGACGCTAAAATCTATGATGCTGACGCACAGCAGAACAAGTATGACGACCTGGTAAAAGGTCTCACCGTTGAGAAGAAGTCTAAGAGATGGGGCGAGAAGTCCACAGTAATGGGAGGTCTCGGAGACTACGGTATCAAGGCTGAGGGCGCAGATGCAGCAGAGGACACATACGCAGAGGGCTACGCTAAGTTTATCGCTCACAACACTTTCTCAAAGAGTGTAATCATTTCTAAGGAAATGAGAGACGATAATATGTGGGACGAGGCAGAGCAGAAGGTTGTAAATCTTGTTCAGGCTTCTAAGAGAACAAGAGCTAAGTTCGTTACCGCTGCACTTGCGGCTTCTGTTGGTTCAACAACTACAATGACTTTTGGCGGACAGTCAGGTCTTGACATTGCTTGTGCTGATGCACTTGCACTGTTCAATTCTGCGCATCCTTTGAAGAACGCTGGTTCTGGCGTAACACAGGGCAACCACTTCTCTGACGTTCTTGGAAGCAACACTGTTGTTCTTAACAAGGTTGCAAACGCAATGAGAAACTTCAAAGATGATCGTGGTGAGGTACTTGGCTTCACAGCAGATACAATTATCTGCCCTGGTAACGATCCTGAGTACGAAGACTTCATCAAGAGAGTAATCGGATCTGACGGTGAAGTTGGCAGCAACAACAACGATATCAACACACAGAGAGGACGCTGGAAACTGATCGTAAATCCTCTTTGGACACCTACAATCTCTCAGACTAACCATCCTCTTATCATCATGTCAAGCGAAGCACTGAAAGAGCTTCAGGGAACTAAGCTCTACAGCAGAACTCCTCTTGATATCGAGAACGAAGTTAAGGTTGAGTCACGTAACATGGTTTACAACGGTTTTGAGAGATATTCACTTGCTTTCACTAACTGGCGTCATGTTGCACTTATCGGATCATCTGATGCTGATGCACAGTCACTTTGATGTGTTTGAGAGGGGCCGGACTTATCTCCGGTCCCTTTATTTTAGGGAGAAAAGCCATGCTTAAAGTTGGAGATCAGATTACTATAGGCAATCAGCTTGTAGAAATCACTTATGTAATGAATGAGAAGGCTTATGGCTACAAGGTAGTTGAGAAGCCTAAGAAAGTAGAGGCACCTGTTAAGGAAGCCCCTGTTGAGGTAAAGGAAGAAGCCCCTGTAGAAGAGGTTAAGAGACCAAGAAGAGGGAGAAAGAAGGCTTAAATGACAACCTGGAAGGATATAAAATACGCTACATTACAAAAAATGTTTTCCATATCAGGATCATCAACTGCATTGCCTAACGATTCTGCCAACATGGAATATATAAACGCTATGCCCCAGGCGTGTAATGAGGCGCTTCAGCTTCTTTCAACCGCCGGAAAATTCATCATTAAAGAGTATGAGTATATCAATTATCCCTTCAAGAATATGCTGGGAGAGAAGACCTTTAAAACGTACTCAATCATAAATGATGAAATGTCCTTCTCAGTAGATGGGGCAAAGTCATTTTATTTCAAGGCTTCCGGCAAGCCTACTTCTTGCAAGCTCTACGTGGGCGAGAGAGAAGTTATAGACTTCTACCCAGAGCCAACCGAAGACGAAGAGATAACCATTGACTACAAGAAATTTACCGTATTTAAGGGTAATGTTCCTGAAGTTGAGTGGGAGGAAGAGGAAGAGCCTAGCACAGTGGTAACACTGAGAGTTGTTGCTAAGACTCCTGTAAATTTGATGAATGTATGCTTTTACGATTGTGAGTTTGAGTCTGATGCAGACGTACCGCAGTACGAAAAGTATATCAAGATAAAGATGGATGATGTCTTAGATGATTTCTACCAGCTTTCACCGGCTGAGTTATACGATCTTGGCACAAGTGGAAATGAGTACATTGTGGCAGATAAGTATTTCCAGGAAGCAGATAAGACACTTGTCATTGAGAGAGATAGACCAGGAATATATGTAATTCATTACAGGGCTTATCCTCAAAAGATTACTTTAGATACACCGGACACATACGAAATGTCCCTTGATCCTGAAGTAGAGGCGCTTGTTCCTTTGTACATGGCTTCAGAATTGTACAAGGATGATGATTTAAGCGTAGCAACTGTTTACAGAAATGAATTTGAGGTAGGCAGAGACGCATTAAGTCAGGGCGCATTGATACCTAAAAAAGAGAAATTCATTCCTTCAAGTGGGTGGGCTTAAACTATGGCTGTTTCATTTAACATTCCAAAAAGTCCGGCTAAACAAGTCTATGTATCAGAGAAATTCCTTGGAGCAGACTTTACTTCTGAAGCCTCAACTGTAGATGATACTAAGTCACCTAACGTTGAGAACATGATAAGGTCTGTTCCTGGAAAGATCCGTAAGAGGATGGGATATGAGAAGTTGTTTGACTATGGCGCTCCCATCTATGGTGTTCACCATCTTTCCACAACTGATATATGGCTTGTTCATGCTGGTACAAAACTTTATAACTTGTTTGCCCCTAAAGGTGGTAAGTGGATAGATCATGACGAGAATTACGTAGTAAACGAAGAGGAAAATAACATTGTCCTCTTAAATGGTGATATCACTGACACAATGATCTATGACGGAATGGCAGAGCATAGATCAGTTAGCTTTCAGTTGAACCAGCAGCTTGTAATTCTTGATGGCACGAAGATAAGGATATATGACGGTCACACAGTAAAACCTATTGAGGAGATCGCCTATATCCCTACACTTGCTATCTCAAAGGACTATACCGGTGGTGGTGAAGACTATGAGCCTTTAAATCTGTTGCAGCCAGCCTTTATTGAGCAGTTCTATGTTAAACAGGATCAGGCTTCAGTAAAGACATTCCAGCTTACTTTTGGTGGGCTGGATAATACCACAGTTAAAGCTTGGCTGTTGGATGCACAGGGAGCATGGAACGAGAAAATAGAAGGGACGGACTTTTCTGTTAATCGTGAGACTGGCGTGGTTACATTCACCACAGCCCCAGGCGCAAGCCCTATAAGCGGTGAAGATAACGTCAAGATACAGGCTTATAGGACAGTAGAGGGGTACGCTGACAGAATAAACCATTGCACGATAGGAGCAATGTTTGGAGTAAACGGAGCAAATGACAGATTGTTTGTTTCCGGCAATCCGGACCAGGGTGTAAACAGTGATGGAGATTTATATACATTTATCAATTGTGACTGGTTTTCACAGCAATATGACCCAACATACTTTGCTGACACTTGGTATTCCAAGCTGGGAAGCGATACTTCTGCAATCATGGGATATTCAATCGTAAATAACTACCTGGCAGCGCATAAGGACCATAACGAGCTTTCACAGTCAATCCTTATAAGAGAAGGTGATCTTGTTGACGATCAGCCAGTATTCAAGCTGATAAACACATTACAAGGTGCCGGAGCGATATCTAAGTATTGTTTTAGTTATTTGTCAACTGAGCCAGTATTTTTGACAAGACTTGGCATATTTGCGGTTACTGCACAGGATATTACAGGTGAAAAGTACGCACAGGATAGAAGTTACTACTTAGAGGGCAAGCTCTTAAAGGAAGAAGGACTAGAGAACGCTTTCGCTTATACCTGGAAGGACTATTACATCCTTTGTCTGAACGACCATTTATATATCCTTGATGGTCTTCAGCCAATGCACACAGATAAATCAAGGCCGTATGCTACAAGACAGTACGCTGGATTCTACTTTACTAATGTTCCGGCTAGTTGCTTTTTTGAGATCAATTCAGAGCTTTACTTTGGAAGTGCTAATGGATGTATTTATAAGTGGCATACAGACGAGAAATTACTTGCTTCCTACAATGATGATGGGGAAGCGATAAACGCAGTATGGGAGACAGCGGACATATCAGAGAAGCTGTTCTACAAGAAAAAGACATACAGATACCTAGCCGTAAGGTGTATGCCTGAGATATCCTCTTCAATCGAAGTATTAGCCCAAAAGAACGGTATTTGGCAGACGATTAAGGAAGATACCACAACACTTAAATACTTCTCTTATATGTACTTTATTTACTCAAAAATGACATACTCAACAAACAAGACCCAGAGGGTAACAGCTACAAAGATCAGATTGAAAAAGCTGGATCATGTGAGGTTTAGATTTGAGAACGACAAACTCAATGAGCCGCTTGGAATAAATGACTTTGCAGTGGAATACACACAGGGCGGAAACGTTAAGTAAGGAGGCATATATGGCTTTCAAGAAGATCACAGATGAAGACAGGGCTGGACTTGGTAATGTGGGACAGCCTGACACACCAGGACTAACCACAGCGGAAATGCAAGCGGTCATGGACTCATTACCTAATCTTGCGATAGATAAGTTTAATGAGCTTGTGGACGCACTGAACGCAACTACCGCAGCGGTAAACATGGGTGCAGAAGTGCCAAGCGGAATAAGCGCACAGCCAAACGTGCAGTCAATTCTAAATGCAATGGTGCTTAACCTGGCATTGAACACAAGCGCAAGGCATACACACGCCAACAAGACAGCACTTGATGGTATTTCTCAGGAAGCACTTGACGATTACAACAGACTTTCGATTCTGTTTACGTCAATCTTATCCCTGGAAACATCCATCACAGACAATGATGCCGGACTGCCAACATCCGGTGCAGTAGTAGATTATGTGACTAATTTCGATATGAAGTCAAAGGTCCTTGCTGCTGCATATCCTGTAGGTAGTGTGTATTCAACAGTAGGTACAAGCCCTACAACACTATTCGGTGGTACA